TTATCCAACTTGTTATGGAAACCAATGACATCAGCTACTATTGCTCACCAATACCGTAAAGTATTGACTAAATGGCAAGAAAAAACCGATGCTGAAAAATCATGGTTTATTGATTGGCAAGGACATGACTTCTCAATGCGTGGGATGGATAGCGTTGAAGCAGTCATTAGTTCAGGTGTAGCTCACTTAACTTCATTTATGGGTTCAGATAGTTTACCTGCTATTTATGGAGCACGTAAATACTATGGAGCTGAAGGACCAGTTGCTGGTTCAGTAAACGCAACCGAACACTCAGTTATGTGTGCCGGAGGTAAAGAGGATGAAGTAGAAACATTCCGTCGTTTGCTAGAAACATACCCAACAGGAATCTTATCAGTTGTATCTGATACTTGGGATTTGTGGAAAGTATGTACTGAACACGTAGTTACTTTGAAAGAAGAGATTATGAATCGTGATGGTAAGTTGGTTATTCGTCCTGACTCAGGTGATCCGGTTGATATTCTTTGTGGTTCTGATCCAGTATACGCAACAAGTACAAAAACACCAGAACAAGCAGGCGTTATTGAATTACTTTGGGATGTATTTGGTGGAACAGTTAACGAACAAGGTTATAAAGTACTAGATCCACACATCGGAGCCATTTATGGTGATTCAATCACAATTGAGAGAGCAGATGAGATTTGTCGACGTTTAGAAGCTAAAGGATTCGCTTCAACCAATGTAGTATTGGGTATCGGTTCATTTACATACCAATACAACACTCGAGATACATTTGGATTTGCAATGAAAGCAACTTATGTTGAGGTAAATGGAGAAGGACGTGAAATCTTCAAAGATCCAATCACAGATGATGGAACAAAGAAATCAGCAACTGGATTGTTATGTGTAGCAACTGATAATGAAGGAAAATTGGTATTAGCTGATAAAGTTAGTTGGGATGGAGAAGCCAATGGAAAACTCCAAACCATTTACAAAGACGGTAAATTTTCAAATGTAACCGATCTAGAAACAATTCGTAAACGCTTAAAATAAAATATATGGGATTTTTTTCAAACATTATCAGCGCAACAGTTAAAACAGCATTAACACCCGTTGCTATAGTAAAAGATGTAGTAAATGTAGCTACAGGAGAGGAAGCAAATGCAACTAAAAAATTAGTTAAAAGTGCAGGTAACGATGCTGCAGATGCAGTTGATGATTTAGTTGATGGTGAAATGTAAATAAAAAAGTTATGAGTTTAGAAAATGTAAAAGTAGGAGATTGGATTAAATTACAAGTTACTGAAATTTCAGATGACAGCGAGGGATACCCAATTAAATGTGGTAAGGACCTTTCTTTTAAAACATCTGGTCAATATTATGAAATGGATGAATCACCAACAGCATTCCCAGTAAATGAGTTTCAAGAACGTTGGATGATGGTGTCTAATCAGGGTGTTGAGTGGTTCCGACGTAAAGTTATTACAAAAAAGAATAGTAAGTTTATAGCTTGGAACGCTGCAGAAACAGATGATGAAGTTGAAAAAGCAGTTGATACCGCAACCTGGAATCTTGCCAAAGAAATAGAAGATATTCCTGAATATACAATGGAAGAGCTAACAAAAATGTTAGGTCGGGAATTCAAAATCAAAAAATAAGATGAAAAGTATTAACACAGTAATGAAAGGCTTGGCAATTACAACAACCTTTATTATATTAACGAGTCTTTTAGGCGAATATGTTATAAGCCGAGAAGTAAATGGTTACCTCCAAATGGCCGCAATTGGAGTATGGCTTTATGTAAGTTTGCGGTTATGTAAAATGTTTTATAAATTAATTTAAAAGTTATGATTTCAGGAATTATTTTTGTAGTAGGCTTAATTGTTGCCGGATTGATCTTTATCAAGGGAGAAAAAACAGTTGTAAAACAAGATCGTTGGGGTGATGATCGAGAAGTTGCAAACACCTCATTAATTATTAAAGTGGTTGCTATTTTTGTAATCTCAATTGTTGCAAGTCTTGTTCAACCATTTGCCATTGAGAAAGTAGATAGTGGTAATAAAGGATTGAAAATCAACTTGGTAGGTTCTCAACGTGGTGTTTCAAGTTACCAATACAAAACAGGATGGGTAGTTTATAACACTTGGACAGAACAAATGTTAGAATTCCCAATTTACCAACAACACATCGAATACGATGATCAACCAGTTATCTTGAAAGGTGGATTCTCAGCTACAATCAAACCAACATTCAACTACTCGCTACGTGAGGATGCTATTGGTGATATGTTTGTGAATTTACGTAGAGATATTAAAGAAGTTGAACAAGGTTGGTTGAAAAATGCCATTATTGGAGCTGTAAACGACGTTTCAAACACATGGGAAGTAGATAGTATCTTTAACCACCGTCAATCATTTGAAGCAGCAATTGTTGCCGAGTGTAATGTTCGATTGTCAAAATGGTTCAATGTGTCTCAATTACGTACCAATATTGTTCCACCTGCTGAATTGCAAGAATCGATCATCAACAAAACGAAAGCCATTCAACAAGCAGAAGCGTCTGAACAACAAGCCATTGCTGCAGAAGCAGAAGGTAAACGTAAAGTAGCCGTTGCACGTGCCGATTCAGCTGAAACGATCATTAACGCTCAAGCTTCCGCATTAGCAATCAAAATTAAACAAAATCAATTATCGCCATTGTATATTGAGTATATTAAAGCTCAAGCATGGGACGGTAAATTGCCAAGAACAGTTGCTGGTAATGGTGGAACGTTTTTGAATATTAAGAACTAGAAAAAATACTTTAGTTAAGGAATAGGGGGCGTAAGCCCCCTTTCGTATGTTCCTAGAAAATTAGGAAATGAAAGCAGTTTTAGATAAAAAGAATAGACCCAAACCTGAACCAGCATTCATAGTTTTGAATGAATTGGCTCAGGTTTTTTGTGGTTTACAAGGAGGTTACCCAGCATTCAGTGATGACTTTGATTCAGCTAAATTGTTAGTAAATGACGAGCAAGTTAAAATGATCAAACAAGGGACTTCATTTAAACTTGAAAAAGAATATATTTGAAGGACAAAGAGATTAAAAAAGAATTTCGTATATTGATTGTATAATTAAAAAAAGAAAAGTTATGAAAATTGAAAAAAGAGAAATTACAGCAAAACGCGGTCGTCCCGCAAAACAAAAAGAAACAACTATGTTTGATCCATCAACAGTAAAACTATTTAGAGGAAACGATTTATCATTTAATGAATCATTGTTCATCCCGTTGAAAACAAACACTGAAGTAGATACAATTCTATCAACTGAAGGTGGATTGATGCCAGGCACATCAATGATGATTGCAGGTGGACCTGGATCAGGCAAATCAACACTAGTAATGGACATGCTATCTAAATTTACAATGCAAGGATTGAAATGTTTGTTGGTACAAGGAGAAATGGATCAAATTGGACACTACAAATACTGTCGAAGAATGCCTTCATTTGGTTGTGTTCAAACATTGTTTTTGAAAGATCACATAGATAACCTCAAAGAAACAATTGAACATGTATTTAGTTTAGGATATGATGTAATTGCAGTCGATTCAATTGCTGAAGTTTTAGATATGTTTAAAGATCAAAACGGAGGTACATCAAAACAAGCCGAGTCATGGTTTTTGAAACTACAAGATGAAGTGAAAAAAGGTAAAAACAAACAAAAATACTATACCTCATTCATCAATATTCAACAAATGACTAAGTCAGATGAATTTGCTGGTTCAAACCGATTGAAACACATGATGGAAGCATTTTGCAAAGTAGAACGTAGCAGAGATGGATTAGAGCGTTCATTGCACTTCGAAAAGAATCGTGATTGTGATAAAGATTTTAAAGTATATTTTTCAATCTATCAAGACGGAGTTCACTACTCTTACGAAATGGAAAACGAAAATTAGTAAAGGAAGAGGGAGAGCAATCTCCCTTTCGTATATTCAAGCAAATTAAAAAGATAAACCTATGAAAAACAAATTTATTCCAGTCGATAACGACTTAAACAAAGCAATAGCATTTGCTAACACGTTAGATAACAACAACATTCGAAACGTACAACGTATTAAACAAAAGGAATTTTATATTCCAACACTAGATGTAATTACAAAACTACAAGGTGAAGGTTGGCGTGTAAGCGGAGTTGCTGAACAACGAGGTAAAAATAGAAAAATTACAAGCAACTATGTTCAACTACAACATCCTGATTTTGCTATACAAAACAGTAAAGGTAAAGACGAAGCATTTACTTCAATTACATTATCCAACAGTTGTAATGGAAATAGACCATTGCAAATGAGTTTAGGTTTGTTTCGTCAAGTATGTACAAATGGTTTGGTTAGATTTGATCAACATGCTGAAACCGAAAAAATCAAACATATTGAAGTTAATGTTCGTGATTTAGATCGTT